TTTCGGCGCGGGCGTGGTCGCGGATGCGGCGGACAAAATCGCAGCTGCTGGCGGTCACGATGGTTTCGAGCCAGCCGGTGCAGTCTTCGGCGATTTGTGCCAGGGCGGTGCGGAGTTGGTTGCGTTCCTGGGTGACGAAGTGGAGCGTTCGCTTTGTCATGCGGTGCTCGGTGCGTTCGGCGCTGAGCTCGGGTTTGAGGTCTTCGGTGGTCATACGGTCGGGCGGTTCCAGTTGAAGCGGGGGTTGATGGGATACTCCTGCATGATCTCGTCGCGGCGGCGGCGGGCTTCTTCGATGTCGTGGGTCTTGAGATTCCACGTGAGGCGGCGATGTTTGACGACCGGATCGTAGGGCGTGAGGCGCATCCAGTAGCCGCTGCCGTTGTTCTTCCAAAGGAATTTGTCCTGGTGCCAGGCGAAGTAGTCTTTTCTCATTTCTTCCACTCCGGCGGGAGGTCGAGGTCGAGGCCGTTGCCGTCCATGGGGTTGCCGATCAGGCGGACGTCGGGTTGCCAATAGAAACGGAAGTGGCCGCCAGGACAGCGGACGCCGAATTCGCAGTTGTGGTCGGTGCCGTAGGTAATCATGACTTTGGCGGTCCCCTCGCCGTGCTCGGTGATGACGGGCCAGGGTGGGCGGAGTTCGAGGATCATGGGAGTCAGGGGTCAGGAGACAGGGGTCAGGGGCCAGGTGCGGAGATGGCCGTAGTCGCGGGGTTCGCTGACGCTGGCGGATCGGCCGCAGATGTCGCAGGTGCCGGCGTGGAAGGTGGCGACGTGGCCTTCGGGCCAGCCGCGGCCGTGGGTCTGTCCGCACGGGGCGCATATCCAGTCGGGATACGGCGGGGACTTGCGGAAGATCGCGGCGTAGTTCGCGGCGTATCGCTGCGGGTCGACGGGTCTGGGTTTGCTGCCTTTGCCCATGAGGGAGTTGAGGGTTGAGGGTTGAGAGTTGAGGGAATTACCAAGGCTGCTCCCCTGCCCCTTCGGGCTCGGCGGTGAGTTCGCGCTGGGGTTCTTTGATTTTGATGAAGCCGCCGATGAATTTGACGTCGGTTTTTGTGACGCGTTTCCAGGCGGTGAGTTTGTATTCGGCTTGGGTGCCGTCGGGTAACGTGAGCAGCGCGGTGCCGCTGAAGTCGGGATGGTTGCCGTCTTTTTTGAATTTGTTCGGGAATAGGGTCCAGGTGTCGGGTTTTGGTTGGTATGTGCTCATAGAGATTTAGGAGTTGGCAGTGGGCAGTTGGCAGTTGGCAGAGTCGGAGGGATTGGAGATTGGAGATTTAAGAGGGCGGCTATTCGATGTGTTCGACTTGGTCGAAGAGTTGGAGGACGTCGTCTAGGGCGGCGGTGCGGGCGCTTTGGATGATGAGCATGCGCTCGTGGTTGCGGAGGGCGCGTTCGTCTTCGGCGGCGCGGGCGGCCGCGGCCTGGGCGCCGTGCTTGCTGTAGGCGGCGGCGGCTTGGCTTTTGAGGTTGTAGATGCCTTGGCGGGCGAGGCTGGCTTGTTTGCAAAGGCGTTCGTTGTGTTCGCGTTCGACTTGCCAGCGTCTTGCCCAGGTCTCGCTGGTGTTGAGCTGGGCGTTGATTCTTTCGATCTTTTCTTGGTGGCTCATGGCTAGTTCCCGTCGGGGTCGTTGAAGTTTTTGGGTTGGTAGGTTTGGCGTTCGGCTTTGTTGTTGCTGTAGAGCTTTTCGGTTGAGCTGCGGAATTGGGTGATCTCGGCGTCGAAGTGCATCTCGATGCGGCCGACGGGGCCGTTGCGTTGTTTGGCGAGGATCAGGACGGCTTTGCCTTTGTCTTCTTCTTTATGACTTACTCGTTCGGGGCGGTGCAAAAGCGCCACGACGTCGGCGTCTTGTTCGATGCTGCCGCTCTCGCGGAGGTGGCTGAGCTTGGGCTCGGCTCTTTCTTCGGCGTCGCGGTTGAGTTGGCTCAAGGCGATGACGGGGACGCCTAGTTCTTTGGCGGTGGCTTTGAGGCCGGAGCTGATTTCGTCGATCTCGAGGCGGCGGTCTTGGGCGGCGCGTTTGGTGCTGCCTTTCATGAGCTGGAGGTAGTCGATGATGAGGAGTTTGACGCCGTGTTTCGCTACGGCGCGTCTCGCTCGGGCGCGGAAGGCGGCGATGCTTAAGGCGGGGGTCTCGTCGAGATACAGGGGGGCGTCGACGATCTCGCCTACTTTGCGCCCGAGCTTGGCCATTTCATCCTTTGACATAAAGCCGTCGCGGACGCGTTGGAGTTTGACGCCGGATTGGGTGCAGAGGACGCGTTCCATTAATTCTTCGCCGGTCATTTCGAGGCTGAAGAGGGCGGTGGGGACTTTGTCGGTGAGGCAGGCGTGTTCGGCGATGTTGGTGGCGAAGGCGGATTTGCCCATGCTGGGGCGGGCGGCGATGATGATGAGTTGGCCGGGCTTGAGGCCGCCGGTCATGCGGTCGAGGTCGCTGAAGCCGGTGGCGATGCCGATGGGTTTGCCGCGTTTTTTGTGGGCGAGTTCGATGCGGGTGGCGGCGGCGTCGACGGCGTCGGCACAATGGACGAGGCCGGATTGCTTGGTCTCGAGGCGGAGGTCGAGGAGCATTTTTTCGCTGGCGTCGAGGATGTCGTCGGTGGGGCGTTGGAAGTTGCGGCTCTCGAGGACGAGCTCGAGGCCGATGCGGTGGATCTCGCGCCGGCGCCAGTAGTCGCGGAGTTGGTCGGCCCAATGGGTGAGGTTCCCGGCGATGCGGGTGTATTCGCTGGTGATGTAGCCCGCCCCGCCTTCGATCTTGGCGAGCTCGCCGGATTGGCGCCAGGCCTCGGTGTAGGTGAGGAGGTCGAGGGGTTGGCGTTTGTGGGCGATGTCTTTGAGGAGGAGCCAGGCGGTTTTATTGACCGGGGCGAAGAACCAGTCGTCCTGGACGAGCTCAAGGGCGGCGTCGAGGGTGGGCTGGCCGCCGTTGAGGACGGAGCTGATGAGGCTGGCTTCGGCTTCGTGGGACCAGAGGGGGATTTGGGTGTTGTCAGGGGTCATGGTGGAAGAAGGGAAAGTTGGAAGGTGGGAAAGTGGGAAGGTGGGAAAGTGGGAAAGTTGGAAGGGATTGGAGATTTGAAATTTGAGATTGGAGAGGGTCAGAGTTCGGAGGGGGTGGCGGTGGTTTTCAAACGGGCGTATGATTCGAGGGCGGTGCCGCGGCTGTGCCAGGCGTGGCTGTCGATGGTGCCGCAATCGCGGAGGCAGGCGGCGAGGAAGGCGGCGACTTCTTGCCAGCGTTCGAGCTGGGCCTCGAGGTCGACGATCTTTTTGCGGCGCATGTCGGCGATCTGTGCAAGATGGTCTTGGTCGGTCATCGCTGGTTCCTCCGGGCTTGGCGTTGGAGTTTGCGGCGGCGGAGGCGTTTGACGCGGGCGCGGCCGTGGAAGTTGGTGGCGCGGCCGCGGCGGTGAAGATTGGCGGGGATGGCCAAGGTGACGCCGGGCTGATGGGGCTTGAGGGTGAGCTGGCTGGCTTTGAGGTCGCGGGTGTTCATTGCAAGTCGGGGTCGAGGGCTTCGCTGCGGGCGTCGATGGCTCTTTGGGTTAGTGGGGCGCAGAGTTTGAGGGCTTCTTCGAGCTTCTTGATGCGCTTCGCGGCTTTGTCATAGAGCTCGGCGAGTTGGATGCTCGTCGGTGCGGTGGGGAAGTCTTTGGGGAATTTGTTCATGGGAATATGAGGGCGAGGCCGAGGGCGGTGTAGATGGCAAGCGCGGCCAACAGGAGGAGGCCGGTGCGGAGTTGGGTGCGGGTTTTGTTTGTCATAGGGGGGTTGCTCCTGCCTGTTTCATGCGGTGCACTACTGTGTGGCGCCCGGTCGGCGGATCTCCCGCCGCACCATGGGTCAGGGGCAAAGGTATGGGGTTGAACCAAATGGCTTCTTGGATCTTGCGCTTGAGGCGTTTGTAGGCGCGGAGCTTGTGCCAACCGGGGCTGCTGGCGTGCCATCCGGCGCAGATGGGGCAGTGGTAGTGGCGCATGCCGGGTTGGTCGCGTTGGGCGGCGGCGGCGCGGGCGTAGCGGACTTTGCGGCTGCACATGCGGAAGGCGGTCTGTAGGGCGCGGCTCATGGATGGCGGGGGCCGTTGTCGTCGTCGAAGATGGTGGCGAGGATGATGGCGAGCAGGCCGAAGAGCAGGATGTAGGCGAGGACGGGGGCGATCATGCGGCCTCCTTTTCGGCGAGCTGTATGGCGGACAGGATCTCGGTGCGGAGGCTGTCGGGGACTTGGGACCAGGTGCTGTAGACGGACGGGTCGCTATCCGGATAAAGGGCGTGGAGAACCTCGCGCCAGAGGTCGTCGGGCGGGGCGCCCCCGTTTTTTTCTTTTTTTGCGGAATCGGGATGCAGGCCTTGACGTTCGCAGTAGCGGGCGGCTTTGGTGAGTTCGCCGGACCAGTTGTTGAGCAACGTGCTGAGGTCTTGGCGGCGGTAGTCGTCTTTGTCGGGGAGCTCGGCGGCGTAGTAGGACTCGAGGCGGGACCATTCGGCGTCGGATGTGGCGGTGACGGCGGGGGCGGCGAGCTTCCAGGCGCGGCGGGTGGATCGGTCGAGCGGGGTGGCCGGGCGCATGCGGAAGAGCGCCATGGCGCGGAGGAGATGAGCTGGCTTTTCCTCGAGCTTTTCGTCCCCGCTTGCGGGGACTATAGGGGTATTACTCTTCTCTTCTCTTCTCTGGTCAGGGTCGGGTCGCTTTTTGTCAGAATGGGATTCTGACATGGTTCGATTTATGTCAGTGTGGGTTTCGCGTTTGCGGCGCTGGGCTTCACTGTCGAGGCAGCGTTTCTTGGCGCTGCGGCCGTTGTGGCGGTCCCACATGGGGATGATGACGCCGGGCTCTTCGCCGCGGTGCTCGAGCCAGCCAACGCGGAGCATTTGCTGGGCGAAGCCGCGTTTCTTCACCACGTCGTCGATGTCGGCGAGGACCGTGTAGGGCAGATCGCCGTCGTCGGTGTGCTGGTCGGCCCAGGCCCACAAGGCATGGAGGCGGCCGACGATGGTGAAGGCGTCTTCGCGGAGGGCGCGGGCCATGGCGATGACGGCGGGATCGCCGGGGAGGTTCGTGCGGAGTTTGATCCAATCACCGGCCATGGGAGGGGGTTCCTTTCTTTTTGCGGCCGAATTGGAGGGGTTTGCGGAAGGGGCTCTCCCAGGTGATGCCGCGGCGTTTGGCCCAGGCATTGAGGGCGCGGTTGAAGGCGGCGCAGTCGAGCTGCTCGTAGCCGA